CGGTCGGGCCGAGGGCGAACGGCGGCGCCGAGATCGGCGTGTAAGAAACCGTGGCAGCATTGACCGCACCTCCGCCGGTGCCACCCTCGTCGCACGGGCCGCACGGATTGAACACCGGGATGCACGACGCCGGGAACGACGGATCGAGCGACGTGATCTGACCGAACTCGTTGACAGTCATGCCGCAGTAGACGCCAGGCACCACGCCGGACGGCTTCAAGTCGAAACGCAACGCGCACGGGTCGGGGCGAGTTAGGATCAGACCCGTACCAGATACGCCATCAAGACACTCGCAGCACTCGCCCCGCTCGGTCTCACCGAGAGGCTGATCGACTATCTCCAGCAGCTTCACACACGCAAACGCCGGCCAGTCACGGGGCTCGGTGCCCGCGTAGCCTCGCGCGATCGTCAACTCGGTCCCGCTGCACTCCGTCGCGACGACAACCTCGCTCCCGAGCGCGGTGTAGATCTCCAGGCGCGCGTGGTGCGCGCCGTCCATCGCCGGGCAGATCGCGGCGTCGAGGCCCGTGATGCGAACCTTCGTCGCGTCGGCCGTGATCGAATGTGTGGTGTTCATGTGCATGTCAGCAGCCCTCGACGGCGGCGACTACGTTGTCCGGCGACCATACGAACATCACACGAGAGCCGGACGGGAAGCGCTGGGGCGTCGTGCCGCCGACGCCGCGCGTGACGACCACGCTGCCCGAGGCGCACGCGGCGAACTCGACCAGCTCGTGGTGCACGCCGTCATCGATCGCGAGCTGCACCGGGCGACACAGCACCATCGAGCAGAGAGGCCCGGTGTCGCACAGCGGGAGCGCCTGGGCGTCGCGCTCCAAGATGCTGCACAGTGTCGTGCAGAAGGTGTAAAGAGGCTCGAACACGGGGTTCACTCCAACGGGGGCGCTCGGGTAGCACGGCTCGACGCGCCGGATCGTCTTCGGCTTGCCGCTCTTGAGAGCGCAGTTGCGGTGGTAGTCCAGCTCGACGGTCATGCAGTGCGCGCCGTCGTAGGTAAGCTCAGCCTCGTACCGCCCCTGCTTCTGGTCGAAGAACAGCGCGTCGAGCAGGAACCGCACGCCGCCCGCCTCGTCGAGATCCCACGCCGGGTACTCCAGCGTCCACTCGCACTCGCCGCGCCGGCGCACGCGCATCTTGAGCAGCGACAGGTCGAGCCCGTCACCGCAGATGCAGTTCCTTGGCAAGACGACGCCTGCGTCGTCTGCGGACACCCGCACTCTCGCCGCGCACGACAGGATCGTAGGCGGCGGCAAGCACGGCTTTGGCTTCGGACCACAGCCGCACCCACAAGACGACAACGGGTGAGCGTCTTCGCATCCGCATGAGTTGCATCCCATCACACCCACCTCGGCGCTTGCGCCACGAGCGGGCCGTTGACGTTACGGCGAGCCACGAGCAGCTTGGCCTGCGTCATCGCGTTGATGAACCGCCGCATGTGGATGCCGGCGGCCGAGTTGTTGAACCAGTCTGCGGTCGGTAGAGACAGCAGACGGTGTAGTGCGCCGTCAGCCAGGGCCTCTGCGTATTGCTCGTAAAGGATGCGCGGCAGCTCGCAAGCATCTTGGTCAGGCTGCATAACAGCCTCGATGGACAGCCCTTGGGGCACGTCGCACTTCGGGGCCGGGAACACAAGAACATCGTACGCTCCGTCATAGGAGTACCCGTAGGCGCACGTCGGGCCGGGGCACGGTGTCTCGCGCAGCGACGGCAGCTTCTTGCTCCCGAGGCACACGCTGTTGAGCACGAAAGGCTTGAGCCCATCGATGCAGTCGAAGCAGTAGTCGCTCACGCCCTTCTGCAGATCGAACCGCACTGTCGCCTTGACGACGTGCGTCTTCCGGCAGAAGTCGATCGCCGCGAGACGGATGTAGTGCGCCACCATCTCTTCGGGCGCCTCGGGCACGCTCGGGAGGACGTAGGGGACGAACTCGTCGAGGGGGACCATGTCGTCGCGGGCGTCGCAGCCGCAGCTCATCGTTGCCTCCCGGTCCTGTTGCCCGCCGCCTCGTCGATCTCTTTCTCGACGCGCAGGGCGGCGCGGTTCTTCAACTCGATGCCGCGATTGAACAGCTCGTAGTAGAGCTTCGCGTTGTCACGCGACTGCGTGCTCTCCATGTCGACCGAGAACGCGCGGTACAAGATCCAGTTGACGACCTGCGCCTCGTACTCGCAGCCGATGCCAAGGCACTTCTTCTCGTCGGCGGAGCAGAACCGCGACGGGCGCCCGTACACAGTCGCCTTGACGGTAATGCTGCAGCCCGGAGGGACCGGAGGTTCGACCGTGAAGACCGTGTCGTCGACCGGGTTCTTCACGTAGCTTTTCAGTCGGTAGTCGCGACACGGATCGCCAGTGCCGCCGCCACAAGCATTGCGAGCCAGGCACGGCTTTTTCTTGAAGATCTTGGCATAGCGGTAGTTCGCCTCGCTGACCGGCCGCGCCTCGCCGTTGGCATAGTGCGCCTCGATGGAGATCAGCCCGCCGAACTTGTCGGCGAGCTTCTGCTGCGCGCCCGGCTTGAGCACGATGTCGAGCACTTCGGCGAAGGCATCCGGGACGTGCGCCGACAGCTCGCACAACGCTTCGTTCAGGTGGCCGATCAGATCTGCACGGGACCAACGCACGTTGCCGAGCGCGGGGTCTCTGTCGTTGAGAAGCCCCGACACCCGGTCAAGAATGGTGCCTACCGTCGTGCAGCCCTGATCGCAAGACATGGGTCACTCCGTATCGCCGCCCAGGTCGCCGATGATGTCGTCGATATCGCTCTGCGCCGGCGCGGTCAGTTGCGGCGCCTGCTGCTGCGCTTTGCGCGCGTCGCGGGCGGCCTTGCTGCGACCGTCCTTCTTCTCGGCCTTGGCTTCGGGCTGCTGGGTCTCCAGCTCGTTCGGCTGAACGACAGGGCGCTGCTCGACAGGCGGGACGGGGCGCTCGTGGTAGTTCACCATGTCCTCGCGCGCCTGCTCGGCGGCGGGCCTCACCACCACGGGAGCCTTATAGTGCGGCTTCATCGCGCGGTGCTTGGCCAGGATTGGATCGAATGGGAAGATGCGACCGTTGCGCTCATCGAGCAGGAACGGAGCTTGACGTACAGGTGCAGCCATCGTTGGACCCTTTCTGTTGGTGTTGGGTGGGGCCGGGTGTTACCCCGGCCCCGAGCGAGTACGCTCCCACGCTGGTCTCGCTGTGCAGGCAGCGGGCTCACCACGAGCCGCGCTGGAACTCCATCACGACCGGCGAGATCAGGACGCGAAGTCCGTGGATGCCGCCGCTCGCGCAGTCCGAGCAGCCGGAAGACGCGCCGGCCGGCGGAAGGCTGTTCACGACCATCTCGATGAAGTCGTTCTGGTCGAGGTACAGCGGGCCGCCGTTGACGGCCGACACGTCGATCACGCCGCTGTCCGCCACGGTGCCGTTGATGCCCGCCTGCAGGACGAGGTTGACCGGCGCAGCCTCGGTGCCACCCATCGACGCCGCCTGCCCGCGAACGCGCAGGTCGAACGTGAACGGATCGATCGGGCTTTCGACCGACCAGTGCACGAACATCAGCATCGACCGGCGGGGCAGGATGTGCGTCTGGATCACATCGCCGGCCACGATCGGCGTCTCGCTGATGTAGTGGTTCAGGGCGATAGAGCCCTTGCACCCGCTGTTGGTCGAGCCGCAGCCGCAGCCACACGGGCCAGCGGACGAGGTCACGCCGCTGACGCCGCCGAACCAGAGGTCGCGGGTCAGCGAGAACATGACGTGAGAGCGACGAGCGTCGCTCTCCATGGGCTCGTCGATCCCAGGGGCGACCTGGGGGAACATCGCCCAATCGAGGTTGCGGGTGCGCTGACCCCCATTAAATAGCTGATGCAGCATTGCTGCCTTCCTTTCACTGTTTGGTGTACCTGGGTACTACCGACACGTTGTAGACGTTCTCGACCATGCGCAGGAACTCGTCAAGCGGCATGTCGTTCTTCGCGGTGTTGACCCGCCGATGCACGATCTTCATGTTCGTGAAGTCGTGATCGCCGGGGTAGAACGGCGACTTCTTCGGTATGACGTGATCGATCGTCAGCCCTTTACTAAGCACGAGCGGAACGCCGGAGTATGCGCACTTGTAGTCTTGCGCTTCGGCGAGCGCGCGAAGCATCTCCCACTGGCTAGTCGGCAGCCCGTGGTTGTTGCACAGCACCATCCAGTGGTGCTTCTCGCACATCGAAGACCGCGCGTGAACTGGTGTAGCGCAGAGCCTGCACACACCTCGGGCTGCCCGGTTGGCTCGCTTGCGCGCCGCCTGCTCCTTGCCGCCGTTGGCGTAGTACCACTTGCGCCACTGCGCGTTCACTCGGTCTCGCACGGCCGGATCGGTTTGCATGGCAACCCGCTCCAGGCGCTTCGCCTCCTTGTTCCGCGCGTTGACACGGGCGCGGTATTCGGGATCGGCGGCATAGCGAGCGTTGTTGCGCTCGCGGTTCTTCCGCTTCTCTTCCGCGTACCGCTCCGGGTCGTTGGCTTTCATCTGCGCACGCAACTCGCGCTTCCTGGCGGCCAGTTCTTCCTTGCTCATAGCCATAGACACACCCCCTTTGGTATCTAGGAACACTGTCCCTAGATACACCGTTCTGGAGTTTATGTCTACAGCTTTTTGCACTGATTGTCTGACCTGATAGAACCGCGAAAACCCCAATGTTTTCAGGGGTTTGAGTTACGCCACGCGAGCGTACAGGTGGGCGAGGGCCGAGGGCTGGATCACATCGTATCCGAACACTTGAAGGCCCTGAAAGTATCGGTCCCAGCTATTCGCATCCTCGATCGTGCGCGTGTCGTTCAGCGTCGACGCGAACACGATGCCGGCCTTGGTGCCACAGAGGATGTTGTAGGCCCAGGTGCCGGTGCCGGCGTCGAACACGCGGCTGACGTTGTCGCTGATGTAGACATCGAAGCCCATGATCTGCGTGGGCAGCTTGCCATTCAGCATCGGCGACATCGACATGCCGGTGACGTACGCGTTCTGCAGCGGGCTGTTGATCAGCGCCACCTCGAACACGGACGGCAACACGATCCAGCGACCCTCACGGGGAATGCACGCCTCGTTGAGAGTGCCGTGCAGGTCCGAGAGAACCTGAATGATGTTGCCGGGCGTCACGACGACCGGGTTGCCGGGCTGGCCGAGGTTGTAGGACTGGCTGACGCAGCCGGCGTTGCCGCCGCTGTTCCGGCAGTCCACGTCGGCGTAGACCGTGCCCAGGATCTCGCAGTCGATCTGCTTGGCCAGCTCGCGCGAGGCGCCCTTCAAGAACGAGTTCTTGAACGTCTCCCACATCTGCATCATCTTCTCGTCGACGCGGGCGATCTTGAGCGAGAACTCCTTCGCCTTGTCGATGACGAGCGTGATGGGCGCGCTCTCCAGCGTGTCGTGCACGATGGATCCGTCCTTGATGTGGTCGCGGACGATGACGCAGGGCTCGCGCCAGAAGGTGATCTGGTCGCCGCCAGCGTTGAGCTGACCGAGGTAGTTGGTGGTCGAGATCTCACCGAAGATGGTCGAGCAGTAGAAGCGCTCGATCAACTCCTGGGTGATAACCGGGTGGATGAGGTTGCCGGAATACTGCGGGTAGCCCGCAGCAGCCGGGATTGCACGACGGGTCATGCGCAGTTCCCTTACTTATCGTAGTCCACGCGGCCTTCCTTGGCGGCCTGATCGTAGAGCTGTTGGACTTTGGTCAGCTCCGCCTGGGTCATCTGACCCCGTTGGAACCGAGCCGTGGCTTCCTTCCGCTTGGACCACGCAAGCGTTGGCTTCGGCTGGGCTTCCGGCGCGGTAGCCGTGGGCTGCCCGCCTGATCCCGCCGGTTGCTGGAAATGCGCAGGCGTCACCGGCGGCTTGCCGCCGCCCGTGTTCGCCCGGAAGTCCGCAACGATGCTCGCTATGGTGTGAGCGTCCTGTCCCTCGTAGGCTTTCTTGAGACGATCACGGATCGTCTCGCCGCCGCTGTAGGGAATGGGACGTTCGAGGAAGGTCTTGAAATCTGCCGACGCGGTGAGCGCGTCGAGGTCGGGTACGGCCTGCCGGAGCTGGCCCTTGAACGAGCGATCCGCGAGTGTCGTGATCGTCGTCTGCGTGTGGGTCTTCACATCGCCGATGCCGCGCTCCAGTGCCGCGAGCCGTGCAAGCACGGGCTGCATCGCCTCCTGCATCACGGAGAACGCGAGGTGCTTGATCACCGGCATCGAGCGCTCGTACTGCTGGCGCTGCTCGTCGGTGAGCTGGGCGGGGATGTCCTTCACCGCCAGCGTGATCGCCTGATCACCTGTCGGCGCGGCGGGCGCGGCGGGCGCGGCACCCTTGCGAGCGGTGAGCGCGTCTTTCAGCGCGGCCACCTCGTCTTCGAGCACGGCGAGCTTGGTCTTCTCGGCCCGGTACATACCCTGCAGCGTCTTGTAGCGGTGCTCCCACGACTGGTCGTCGCCCTCGGGCGCGGCGGTCGGAGGGGTCGGCTGCGCCGGCGCCTGTTGTTGGGAGACCGTAGGGACGGCGTACGACGAAGCGTCGAACGGGTTGTCCTCCTGCTCGGCTGGCGCGTCGGCCGCCGGCTGGTCGTTCGCTGCCTGCTGTTGCTGCACCTCGGCGCGGCGCTGCTTGAGCGCTGCGGGGATGAGGCTGTCGTTGATGCCCGTGTCAGAAGACGGGGTTGCTGCTGGTTGTGCCATTGGGCCTGCTCTGCTGTTCAAGGATCTTGATCAAGTCGGCGATTGCGGAAGCCCTACCCTGCTGGATACGCGTCGCAGCTACGGTTGGGGCTGTCGCCAGCCGCTCCATCTCGTCCTCACGCACAGACCGCAGATACGCAACAAGGCGGTCCCGCATGGGCTGTCGGGACAAAGCGTCTGCGAGCTGTGCGTCAGGGGTACGCATCACTTGCCCTTCTTCTCGCCGGCGCCTTTGCCGGCGTTCTGGCCCTGCTGGATGCCCCAGCTCGGTCCCTTCGACTTGTTCCCCGTGTACTCGGGGAACTTGGTGCCGAACATCTGCGGGTGCTTGTCACCCTGCGTCTTGATCTTGCTGTCAGCCATTGTGGACCGTCCTCTTGCCTGTGACCTTGTCGACGATGATCTTGGCGCCCGTCACTACGGCAGCCGCCACTTCGGTCGGCTTGCCCGCCTTGGCACCGGCCAGGAGGCGCGCACGCGCCGCCTGGCATTTTGAGCAGCCTGCTGCCATCAGCGAGCCCTTCCGTGTTTGAACGGGTGGTGCGCGAACGCGGCGAACATATACCGCAGCGTCGCGGCCTGGTTCGTCTGGTTCCCGGTCGCGCGCATCTTCGCGCCGTTGGACACAAAGTCCATGTCGTCCGTCGTGCTCTCGGATGTCGTGTTGGACATCCACCGGAACGCCGTACCCTGCACGTTGCGCGGGTTGCGCGCGTCGTCCATGCCAGTCGGCGCCGCGAGCGTGTCGCTCTCCATGCAGAAGAACCACTGCGGGCGGAAGCCGCAGTAAGCGAACGCGCCGTTGGCGTTGCCGTTGGCGTAGTAGAGGCCGAACTTAGAGAAGCCCTCCACCTCGCACCACACGTACGCGACGTAGTCGACACCCGCCGCGTTGACGCGCACGTCGTTGCCAACCGTAAACTGCGCAGCGGTGGGCGCCGTGTTGTTCCACAAGCTGGCGACGACGGCCCACTGCGTAGTCGCGAGGTTGAACGGCATGCCGCCAGTCTCCGGCGCGTTGCCGGGCCAGCCGCCCCACTGGTGGTACATCACGCCGAAGTTCGCCGATGTGCGCGCCTTGATGATGATCATCGCCGGCTTCTTGCCGAGCGTGTGCGCGATGTTGCGGCTGGCCGCGCCGTCGCCCGTGTAGGTGATGATCTGCAGGCCAGGTACGTTGCCCTGCTTCCACGCCGCACCGACGAAATTGCGGCCCGCGTTATTCACCAACGCCTGCGTGCCCAGCGAGAAGCCGTTGGCCAGGAACCCGGTCACGCCGTCGTCCGTGACTGCCTCCGCCGCCGCCTGCTCGATAGACCACCGCCGCTGCGCACCGCGCACCGCGTCATATATTGGCGAATTGGTGCCTTGCGCCGTTCGCGGACGAACCTCGACGAGATCGGGCTGGAAGTTGTAGCCCGTGATGCTCTGCGCAGCGCCCGTGCCGGCGTACAGCTTGGCGTCGAAGTAG